AGCAAATTAAGTTCCACTTTCCCGCGATTGAAGGCGAGAATAATGGATGAGAGGGTGTGGTCGTTGATGACGACTGTCCCTCTTTGGTACAACCCTATTCATCCGAATAGGATTGTCCCGGATGACCTCCTGCCATACATGACGGGAAGGCATTTCCTTTCGACTAAACAAGTGCCGTCGGCACTTATTCTAGCGAAGGCTGGTTCCCAGACCGTGTCTAGGAACAAGTCACACTTGATCAAGAGGGGCTTCCCTCTGGACCAAGTTGCATGGGATAATGATGGTATACCTACCATGACTCCCTTGCCGACATATGCTGGTGTGATGCCATCATATGCCGGGTCACTTGCGTCCTTCTTGAAGGAATCAAGCGAAGTAATGGATCGGGTTACGACTAACTCCGATCTCATTGATGAGGAGAACGAACATTCCGGTTCGGAGACCTCAGAGGTAGATAAGCTGCTCGAAGATGACAGCCACTCTACCATAGTACGCCGGAGAAAGAAACTTTCTCATCGTATTCATTACGAGGACCCATGGAAAATCCATGCGGCCCTCGCATTGGCAAACTCTAGAGGGGATAAACCCCCAGAGGTTGTCGTGTGGTCCGGGGACGGAATCCGTCTGCAGGACCCCCTCCCACCGAGGCTTTTTGGGCCGAAGTGGGATGGATCTCATAGGAACAAAATAAGGTTCCATAAGATCGCGAACGATGATGTGAAGAGACACATCATCTATCGTCACACTCATTGGGGCCGAAGGCTCAAACAAGAGTGCGGAGACCCAGAGTCTAAGATTAGACACTGGGCCGTCACGCTAAAATCCCGGATAAACCGGTTGATTAGCGGTGGGTCTGATCCTATCTGGACATCAGAAGAGAAACAGACCATCTCTCAGGGTTCGCCGAAAAGGGCGGACCGTGGAGCTCGGGCTTTAAGGCTAATCGAATGCCTAAAGACCGTAGACGGGATTTTTGTTCAGAGATATCTGGCAAATCCCGCTGAAGTATGGACATGGGACAGATACGACATGTTCATACTCGGAAATTTGTCTCTCTTAATAGGAGACGAATTCCTCGATGGCGAACTACCCCTAGAGGTAGTCGACATCCGTACTTCCTACTCCACGTTGAAATGGACTAGAAAGTGGTTTAAGCTGCACAGTCACAGGGACACGCTTAAACAACAAGCCGAGCCCCCTCCGGAAGGAGGGGACTGGGCCCTGCTCCACTGGAGGACTTGGAAGGTCCTCCAGGGAGCTGAGGGACACGATCGCCTATTGATAATAGGTGTACTGTCTCAAACAAGGGGTTGTGGAACACCACCGCCACTTGTTGTTCTCCAATCGAAACGGAAGTTCATCGAAACCGTCTCGCTGGAGCCACTCCCAGAGACCGCAACAATGCGATCACTGAGGAGAATGGCTATAGAGGAGGTGATCAACACCTTACCCATAGCTGCAGTCACTGGCCTTTCGACTAAGTCGAGAGTGACAGTAACAGCCTCCGCATGCTGGGAAAAGACCCGACGTGAAGGAGGAACCACAGAACAGATTAAGGAATTAATCGGTAATGTGGGAGCTGCGTACCAAATCCCTGTCAGGGATCTGGACACAGGACGTGTCGTTTCTTGGAAATTCCAGGACGAATTCGACACGGTAGGAGAACTAATATTCTGGGTCTGTTTGGACCGAGTTCTCCACACGCCACTCGAGGATCTGCGATACGCATTCTTGACTGTGGTGAAGGAACCTGGTAAGGCGAGAAGCGTTACCAAGGCCCGCGCTTGCTTAAAGATCGTACTCGATCTAGTAAGCAAGTTATGCTCTGAACCCCTTGCCAAAGGAATACGGAGCAGCCAATCTGGGATGAGTGCCTCAAACCATGGTTGGAACTTCTTCAACTCATTTTCCAATGAGTTAGAGAGGGACGAGGTCTTCCATCTGCTTCGCAGAGAGGAGACACCATTCGAAGGGTACGTTGAAAGAACAGACACCTTCGAGGACCTCTTCATATCTAGCACAGACTATGGAGAGGCAACCGACTTTTTGGAACATGAAGTTGCCAAAGATTTGGGAGTACCCTGGATGCGCAAATGCGGCATCCCAAGGGTATTACAGGGGATTGTAGTAGGGACCTGCTACAAGCCTCGTAAGATCTTCTTCAAAGCCACAGGCCTATTGAAGGATCTTGGGGACCCCACGGACGAGAAAGACATCCGTGTGGCTACCCTTTGTCGAGGAGTCCTAATGGGAGATCCTCTGACAAAACCTGTGCTACATTTGATAAATGTTTGCGACAGGCACCTGCAGAAGAGGATCCTAGAACCCTCCTTCTACAGCCGTCTCGGTAATTCGGAAGAAATAGCCGAGGCTCTCATAAGATTCAAGAGCGAACATCGAATATTATGAGCTTATCCCGATACGGCGTTTGAGAGCCGCATGTGGGGTAACGTATAGCCCCTAACTGGGGAGCATTTACGTT